AATTGATACAATTGGATATCCTAATGTAGAACATACCCATTTAGCTAATTGAGGTGCATTTTCAACAAACACATCATCATCGTCAAATAAACCAAACGCGGTTTTACCTTGAATTTGAAGACTGCCCGATCCTGGCCAAAATCGTACAGGTACTACAGGTCCACCGCCAACTGATTCTAATGGCATACGTAAACTCTATTAATAGTCATACAAGTTATCTCTACGACCAGCTTTTCGCATTTTATATGCTTCGCCGCCGCGGACATCATCATAATCACCGTCAGACTTTGGTTTCGTAGAACGTTTTGGTGCCGGCCGTTTTGCAGTGGCAGGTTTATTTTTGTTCATAAAAGCAGCATAAATTCTGTTTGCGGCTTTTCTGGCTGGATGATCTTTGTCATATCCTAACGCAGTTTTCACTGTAACGTCGTTATTAGTATCTGGGTTTTTTACTGTTTGTGCTAACATAGCTGCACGATCCTCAGCTTCGGTTAACACAATTGCTTCAAATAATAAATCACGTAATTTAATCATGTAGTGCTCCAAATAAGACTGACTATAAATAGATTATTATTATTGAATAAAACAAAAAAGAGGTTGGTCAGGCCTCTTTTTTAAAAGTCATCTCATATTTTAAGTGTCCGCAATCCCAAATTCTATCATAACCTAAGTTTATCATATTCTCCCATTCAGTTTTGGTTGGGTCGCCGCCTAATTGAATGGTTTTTTTCTTGGTAAAATTAAATCTATGATATCGTTTTAAACTGTTTTTCTTAAAATACCAGTAGCTTGGCTTTGATTGATGTAGTAGTGTAAAATTTAAATGTTTATAAATATTCTCTGATGGATTCACCCAACGTAAATCCGCATAGGAATAAATTTTAGAAGGTTGGTGTAGTTTTGTAAAATTTGCTAACAGTTTTTTTGCGCCACCTAATATTCTATATTTACTATGAACTGCATATCTAGATAATTCGTATAAACCTATTTGTTTTACTTGTTTGCCTCTGCTTGCGTTAGGATTAGAAAATGTCATTACTGATACAAGTTCTTTTTTATAAAACATACCTAGCCGAACTGATGCTACATCGCGTTTTTGTAAATGATGTACATCTAAAAATGTGCCAGCTAAATCAGAACTAATAACTTCTATGTCACAATCTCTTGCATAAACTTGTGTGTATTGCGTACATCCAAGTGACATTAATATCTTATTCAAAATAATATCATAATATGAATGGAATTCATCTTCAAAAATTTGTATTAATCTGATATTTTTAGATTGACACATTTTAAATTTATCTAAGTGATAATTCCTAGATTTACCTGATAATTCACTGTGATAATATAGTCCATGTATTTCTACGGCAACATTAAATTCAGGAAAGTAAAAATCTAATTCATATACATTATTAAGTATAGTTCTTTTATTTCGATCTATTATAAGATTCGGCAATCGTAATACTAGATCATTAAATAATTTGTCTTCTAATGAAGATCTAGTTCTTGGATTACATGCTGGACATAGAATAAGATTATCGTGAAACTTTGAAAATTTATGATTGCAAACATTGCATGACACAGAATAATATCCAATACCATTATATCTATCCGTGGATAGTATGGTTATGTTACCAGAAGCTTCAATTCTATCAATATACTTTTGTGTTTGTTTTGCAGCACGTTTCTTAATTGCATCTGGTGTATGTACGGCCAAAGAAGTTCCAGTAAGTTTTTTTCTACTTTCCATACGAGCATATGCCGATGTTTTCATTTGAGCACGTGTTTTATCACTAAATGTTTTACCGTACATAGGATTTAACGTACCTCTACTATTATGACCACTAATAAAATTTTTTCGGTATGGCCATAATCGGTAAGCTGGCGCTGAGTTACCACAGCCACAATCACACATCATATATG